CAAGCAGCCGGCCAATGTCGATGTTTCCGGCTCAAGGTCGGCGGCGCCTCGCAAGGGGCCGAAGGGCTTTGACGACCTTCCTGCCCCAGCAAAGACGGCGGCGAAGGACTTTCTGAGGCGCGGGCGCATCAAGTCGCTCGACGAATACGCCAAAATCTATTTCGAGGAGAACGCCTGATGGCACACCCAGACGCCCGTACCGACCGGGCCAGCGAAGAGCGGCACGAACGCCGCCGCCGTTTCGACGGCAACCTTGATCGCACCTTCCAGCTCACGCTGGCAATTCCCGACAAGGCAAGGGATTCACATCCCGACCACGATTTTCGTTGGATCAATGACGACGGCAACCGGATGTATGCGAAGACCCAGCTAGATGACTGGGATACGGTCCCCGAAGTGGATCCAATCACTGTTGGCACCGATCGCGAGGGGCGGCCCATGAAGGCCCACCTCTGCATGAAGCGCAAGGACTTCTGCGCCGAAGACCAGGCACGGAAGATGGCCGATCTCAAGGAACAAGAGATGGGCATGATCCAGGGCGCCCGCGACGCCGCCTCCAGGTCCGACCTTCCCGACGAGCTGGCCTACGTGCCCAAGGACGGGAAGAACTCCATCAATCGGGGCGTGTCCAAGGGCTAGCCCCTTCAAGGATTTCAACCAATGGCGAACACCAACAATCCGGAGGGCCTAAAGCCCGTCCGGTACAAGAGCGGTGCGCCGTACAACGGGGCGTGTAACATTTACTACGTCCCCGCGTCGGATGGCACTGCGCTGTATGTTGGCGATCCGGTGATTATCGCCGGGGATGCCGACGCAGCGGGCGTTCCTACCTGCACGCGGGCAACCGCAGGCAGCGCTGGGCGCATTACGGGAGTCGTTGTCGGCGTGCGCAACACGCCTTCGCTGACGACCCGCTACCGCGCGGCCTCGACGGCCCAATATGTGTATGTCGCAGATGATCCGAACCTGCTGTTCGAGATTCAGGAAGACGCAGTTGGCGGCGCACTTGCCGCTGTCGATGTCGGCCTGAATGCGGACCTCATTTCGGGCTCTGGCTCGACCGTCACCGGGTTGTCAGGCTTCCAGCTCGACACTTCGACCAAGGCAACCACCGCAACGCTCCAACTGCGCATCGAAGGTTTCGTGCGCCGTGAGGACAATGCGATCGGGGCCAACGCGAAAGTGCTGGTGGGCATCAACCTGCCGACCGAGACCGGCGCTGCCGGCTCGACTGGCGTTTAACAGGGAGTAGGGTAAATGGCAGCTATTACTCGTTCTGCCCATCCCGAGGCCCTGTGGCCGGGGATCAAGGCATGGTTCGGCAAGATGTATAATGAGCATCCCGCCGAATGGTCCAACATCTTCGAGAAGGACACCAGCGACAAGTACGCCGAGAAGATTGTCGAGACGACCGGTTTCGGTCTCGCGCCGATCAAATCGGAAGGTGGTTCGGTTGCATATGATACGGACGGCCAGGGCTCGGTTACGACCCTGACGCACCTCGTCTATGCGCTGGGCTACATCGTCACTCGGGAGGAATTGGACGACGACCTCTACAAGGAGGTTTCTGAGCGCCGCGCGAAGGCCCTTGCCTTCTCGATGCGCCAGACGGCGGAGATTGTTCACGCGAACATTCTCAACCGTGCGTTCGATACCAACTACCCGATTGGCGACGCTGCGGCGATGTGCTCGGCTTCACACCCGACGCGCGCCGGCAACCAGTCCAACCTACTCACGGCGGCCGACCTTTCGGAGTCCGCGCTTGAGGATGCGGTGAAGACGATCAACCAGGTCAAGAATGCTCGTGGCCTGCGCATCGCCGTTCGCCCGCAGCGGCTCATCATCTCAACGGATGACGAGTTCAATGCGCAGCGCATCCTGAAGTCGCAGCTTCGGCAGGGCACGGCGAACAACGACGTGAACGCGCTGAGGGTGCTTGGTTCGATCCCCGAGATCGCGTCCAATCACTACCTCACTGACATGGACGCGTGGTTTGTCCAGACCGACGCACCGGAGGGGCTGATGTCCCTGTGGCGTAATGAGGTCGAGTTGTCGAAGGACCAGGACTTCGACACCGAGAACGCCAAGGCCAAAGCGCGGATGCGCTTCTGCGCCGGAATTGGCGACTTCCGGGCCATTTTCGGCTCGGCCGGAGCTTAACGCTCCCAACGGGAAGGCCCGGCGCCCTTATAGGCCGGGCAACTTATTCAAGCGGAGAAGCCGATGGCGTGGGGAATATGCCAACGCTGCGGCTGGCAATATCCGCTGCGCAAGATTCGTCGCGAATGGTCGGGATTGCGGGTTTGCCCGCCATGCTTCGATCCGCGCCCGCCGCAGCTTTCGCCGCCGCGCATCGAGCCCGAGGGCGTGCCGCTTACCAATGCGGCGCCCGAACCGGCTGAGCACTTCGTCACCGACAACGAAGTCACTCCGGACGATCTTTAGGGAGCGCCCACATGGCAACCGACTTCGGGATGACCGCCACCGACGCGGTGACGCAGGCAATGAACGATCTCGGCGTCCTGGGGATCGGCAAGGAGCCCAAGTCAGCTGAGCTTGAGGCTGGCATCTTCCGCCTCAACGCCATGCTCAAGAGCTGGCAGGCCGAGGGCGTCAATCTGTGGCGGGAAGACGACCGCACCATCACGATCACCGCTGACACAGCGTCGGTGGCGCTGGACGACGACATCCGCCAGGTATTCGGGGCCAGGCTGATCGGAGATTACGAGCGCATCCTGACCCAATGGGAGCGCGAGGATTACCTTTCGCTGCCGGTCAAGGATTCGAGCGGCGATCCAACCGTTTTCTACGTCTCCCGCCAGCGCGATAACCTGACGGCCTATTTCTGGCCCGTCCCGACTGCAAACTCCACGGTCAAGCTCGACTGCGAGCGCATCGTCAACACGATCGAGGACGGCAGCGACACGATCGATGTCCCCGATGCGTGGAACGAGACGGTCGTGGCGGGTCTCGCGGCCCGGCTTGCGCCTTTGTTCGGAGCCGGGGCGCGGGCGCAGGACATCAAGGAGCGCGCCGCATCGCTTTACGCCAGGCTGCTCGACGATGACCGTCCGCAGTCGGTGTTCATCGGACCCTGCTAATGCCCTCGGTTCAATACGGCACCGGGGCCTATAAACGAACACTGGGCAACTTTCCCGAACTCAAGCTCATCAACATGTACCTGGAGGCGGCAAAGACCTCGGAACAAGGGGTCGCGCTGCTTTCGCGAGAGGGGTTGGGGCTGCTCGCAACCAACGGCTCCGGGCCGATCAACGGGCTGTTCTGCAAGGCCGGCACGCTTTCCGGCGACGTGTTCTCGATCTCGAATACCACGCTCTACCGGGGCACGACCTCGCTAGGGTCAGTATCCTCGGCGGGTTCCGGAGTAGCTTCGTGGGCCGGGGGATACGGGGAACTTCTGCTCACCCGTGGGGGTGATCTCACCCGATACAACGGGACCGCGATTTCCACTCCTGCTTTCCCGGATTCGGCGGACGTTCGGGCGGTCTGCTTCATCGGGTCGCTGTTCGTCGCGGTGAGGGCGGACACGTCGGCCAAGTTCTACTGGTCTGCCCCACTGGATGGCTCGACCTGGGATCCGCTCGACTTCGCCACTGCGGAGAGAGAGCCCGACAGTCTTTTGGACATCATGAACCTCGGCGACAACATCTGGTTGTTCGGCCAGCAGACGATCGAAAGCTGGGCGCACACCGGGGATGCCGATCTTCCGTTCTCGCGGAATGAGCAAGTGGCCTTCGACCAGGGGATCATGGACACCGGCTGCGTCTGCGCGGCCGACAACAGCCTGTTCTTCATCGGCTCGAAGCGGATCGTTTACCGCATCGGGGAAGTCCCGGAGCGCATTTCGGACAGCGGCATCGAAGAACGGATCGCGGATTCTACCACGGCGCGGCTGTTCACCTTCTGGATGGAGGGCGGCCACGAGATGGTCGCGATGCGCCTCGACGATTCAACGCTGCTCTACGACTGCTCGACCCATGAATGGTGCGAGTTCCAGACCGAGCAGGGCCAGTGGATCGTGGCCCACGCCGCGATGCAGGGGAAAACGGCTTATTTCGGCCACCAGACCACCGGGGAACTGATGGGCTGGTCGGAATGGGACGACATGGGCGTTGAGCTGGAGCGGCGCTTCACCTTCGCGCAGCAACTTGATGCCCCAACGACGATCGATCGCATCCACATCTGGGCGAACGCCGGTCATACCCCGCTTCTTTCGGGCCAGGGCTCAGACCCGACGATCGAGCTGAGACTATCGGACGACGCTGGGAACAACTGGAGCGACTTCGAGGGCGATTCATTCGGCGTGCAAGGTGCATACCGACAGGTCCCGGAGTGGCGGGCGTTGGGCATGTTCGATTTCCCCGGAATCATGGGCGAGGCGAGAATGACCGACCCGGTTCCGCTCCGCATCTCGGCAATCAAGGTCAACGATCCTCTTGGCGGAAGGCAGAGAGTATGACGGAAACCGATGATCTCCGCGAAACCATGCGGCTTCGCTGCGAAGAAATCGAGCGCAAAATCGCGGCCCGTGACGGCAAGCCGGGTTACACGGCTAATGTCGAAGCTCTGAAGGTCACGCTCAGCGAACTTAGGCGGCTGCTCGGCGATGTTTGACCCCAACAACCCGATGTATCAGCAGGCGATGAACGCGCTCGCGCCGCAACAGCAGGTACAGGGCTGGAAGCAGGACTACCGCAACGCGCTGATGGATTGGCGCGGCGACCGCCCAATGTTCGATCCAGCGACGATGCAGCGGGACGATTTCAAGCAGCAGTTGATGGACTGGCGCGGATTGATGCCCGACCGGCATGATTTCCGCTTCGGGCTACAGCCGGGCGTCCAGACCAACCCAGCGCTTCCGCCGCAACCTATGCCAAATATGCAGCCCCCAATGAACCCGCAGAGCATGGTCGGCTCGTCCTACAACGTGCTTGGGATGACTCCAGCGACCTCACCCTACGGTCTGCCGACCTACTGATGGCCCGCCAGTTCACGCGCCTGTCCTATGACGGCGTGAGGGATGCCCGGAGGCTGAAATACGGCCTCGACAAGATGATGACCGACCTTGAGACGGCCTTTGCCTCAGTGGACACGGCGATTGCCGCTCTCGCCGCAGCCCAGGCGGCCCAGACCACGGCCAACACTGCGGTTACGAATGCTGCGACAGCGCAGAGCACAGCGAACACGGTCAAGCGCGACGACTCCATTTCAACCTCGTGGACCTCGCCGGGCAATATCCTGTCGGCTTCGGACGCTGGATCGAGCGCGACTATTAGTATTTCGAGCCACACGCGCAAATATACCGACGCCACAAGCGTATCCGTTAATAGCGGCTCGCTTGCGGGCCTGTCCTACAGCACGACCTACACAGTCTATTACGACCAGACCTCGCGGGCGGGCGGTTCGGTCACTTACCACGCCACCACCGACCCCAATACCGGTCTCGCCAATGCCGCTGCGGGTCGTCACCTTTGCGGGAAGATCACCACCCCCGCTTCGGGTGGAGGTGGCACGAGCGGCGGCGTTTCACCTCCGAGCGGCGGCGGCGGATATTCGCCCGGTGAAGTGCCGTAATGCGCGAAGCCTCGCTCGCCGACCTCGAAGAGATTTGCGGTTGGATCGAGCGGGACAGCGGAAGCTGCAACGAAGCAGGCATTCAGGCGGTTCTCCATGATCCGCTGAGCACCGTCCTGATCGAAGGCGAAGGCGGGGCGCTGTTTGTCTGGAAAGGCCCCGGAGTTTTCGAGGTTCACCTGGCGCTCTGTCAACGGGGCCGGGATGCGATTGACACGCTAAGGGCGATGTTCGCGCACA